TCTCCTTCCACCGCCATTATACAGCAGAAGGAGACGTTTTCCAAGATTAATCTCCCAGGAGCAGTGCCAGCTTCTTGGCTCTTAATGTGTCTCCACCACCGGCACTTACTTCCATATAGCATTCTGCATCATTTTCCACGATTGTTGTTCCGGCATAAGTTACAAGATTCTTGTATGCCTGGATTTCTTCTGGTGTGAGGTCGCGCTCGATCGGCTCTGCACGAACATATAATACGTGTGTATCCGTCTGCTCAACAATCTTTTTGAAAGATTCTATTGCCTTTTTGTTATCCGATGCATCATCTAAATCACTTGTATGCAATGAAATTGTAATATAGTTATTATTCACTACTGCATTGCAACCAATTTCTCTCCCTCCCCAGGCGTCAATATTATGTTGGCATATAGTAGCTAATATTTTTGTATTTCCTACATGCGCATATTTCGTTAAGTACGCATAAAATCCAGTACCATTACTGACAATATAATTCACTCCCCAGGTACACCATTCGAGGTCGATATCTTTTAGCGGTAAGTCACATACATTCTGCACATACTTCCCATGCTTCAAATCCACATAGTCCGCTATCCACTGCTGACCATTGGCATCGGTGTAGTTGCCGTCTGTGTCTACTGGAATAGCTGGAAGTCCGGTTGGGGTGCTGATGGAGAGGGATTGTGGCTCATGGTATGGTTCATAGGAAGTGTACCCTCCTTATGCTCGTAATACTGCCGGCGGGCGTAAGGTGTCAGGTACTCAATGGATCCAGAACCTATCACGGTTCCAAGTGTTGCTGACTTAATCATCATACATGTTCTCCTTGGCGTGAGCGGATTCATATATCTCAGGCATTCGGAATCGACAAACTCTTGAGCTTTCGAAAAATTCTCTGCTTTTGTCCGGGCAAATGACGGATTCCATTCAAGCCTCGCTTGGACAGAACCGTTCGCCGTTATCTCTGTGAATACGCTTCCTCTTGGAGTTGTAATGCTGAAATTTTTCTTTGATGCCATCTTAAGCGCCTCCTATTCTCCAATGCGGGAGCCCTCCGAAGCGGTTGTCTGACCAGGACAACACTTTACAGTGTCTCAATCGTACATCGGTGAGATCTGCTGGCTTTTCAATCTCCTTGTCACATTCTCCCAGGACAATATGATCATCAATCTGAATCGTCCAGCAATCTCCCGGATTATCTTTCTTCACATATTCCTCTGGTGGAAGATACTGATCTGCATTCTCCACATCTGTAGGAATACGAATCTTGTACACTTCTGCGCTGTTAAGTCCGGAATCTCCAACAGATGCCTTGTGGTCCACGTACACATGTACATCCCTAATCACTGTTCTGTGCCAGGTGTCAAATGTGTTCTTTTTTCCGGGAATTCGGTTATAGACTGTAATCGTCGCATTTGTCAGCATGACAACACCCTACCTTTCTTGATAACCACCCGGTCGGAAGCAAATATGTAGATGCAGCTTCATACGCTTTCTTTCTGATCAGCTCTTCCATTGTCTGACCATCAGCCTGTTCTACCGCATATGATACACTGTAGCCATCGTTATTCTCAGACTTGACCGTACCTGCTTCCTGCTTCTTTTTACAGGAATAATACACGTCAGCCACAGCGCACACTGCATCTTTTACTGCAGTATTTTCAACTGCAAAAATATCTCCTCTGACATAAGTCAGTTTCCTGATATAAGCTTCAGCCCTGCGCTCAGCAGATGGATATTCCCTTTCAGGAATATCCCCGCCATAGTGATCCGCATAATATGAATAATCTGCGTACATTTACTCCTACTCCCCTGCTTTCAGAATTGAGAACGGACATCTTTTGGTTTTATCTTTTGCAAGTGCATTGATTGGGTTTGGAATCTCCCAGCCAAGACGCATTACTGCACGAAGTGCAACCATGTCATTCTGCATCAGGTTGTATGCAATAGATCCATCTGTGTTCTGAACAACACCCTCAGTAAACAGCTTAAATGTAATATCCTGTCTGATGGAATATACAAGCTGTGAGAAATCTCCAGAAATCATCAGCGCCTTAGTCTTATCGAATGAACCATTGTTTGGGAAATTCATTGGAGAACCGTCCAGTGCATACTGTGTAGATCCCTGCATATCTGCTTTAAACAATGGATCACCATTAGCGTTTTTTAATCCACGGAGTTTTGCTCTCATGGAAATATCAGCCATGTGACCATTGACCATGTATCCACAATTCTCGACTTTTGCAATCACACCGTCTTCTGCCATGATTTTGTCATACAGCGGATCCGCTGAGCCAAGTGTTACCACGGATCCAGCTTTTGTGGCTGTCGCAACAACATCGTCTCTCCAAGTAGACGGTTTATCTGTACCAAACAGTACAGCTCCATCAATCTTATTTCCAAATGCCTCTGTGACCCTTGGTTTTACTTCGCCCCAAATATCATACTGGGAATCATCCAGTACGGCTTCTGGAATTGGTACGATTACTGCAATTTCCTCTGCAACGATAAATTTCTTATCCCATGCCTGCTTTGTTGTCTTTTTCTGTCCAGAATCACCATTTACAAAATAGGCAATCGGCAGCATATCAAGAACTGGCATCTTGTACTGCTTGCTTGTCATATTTGCCAGCTTTCGTCCTCTCGAAAGAACTGCTGACTGAGTGATCACACCCTGGATAATCTCATTAGATTCCTGTATCGGAATCAGAGACTCCGCTCCGGTACGGTCGATAATGTTCACATCATTCTCGAACAGTCTTAAATTCATTCTGTTTTTATTCATCTTTACCTCCACTATCTTCGAGCCGCAGCACGGATACGATCATTGATGGAAGCACTTATGTCTCCACCAGAACCCTCAGAAGTGTTCCCTGCAGATGTTGAAATACGATAACTGTTCGTACCACCTGCAAATCTTGGATTCTCCTTCAGGAATCTTTCTGCAGCTTTCTCAAATGTTGTCTTATCGTCTACAAGTTTCGATACCTTGAACATGACATAATCAAGATCTTCTGATTTTACGCCTTTCCCAGATAAGAATTTTTCATTCTTCATCTGCTGCACCTCATTCAAAGCATCGTCACGCTCCTTCTGGAGCTTTGCAGCGTCCGGCTGATTGGCAGCACGTTCTGCTTTGAAATTATTGATTGCCTGTGTGACCTCAGTTTCTGTCATTCCCTGCGTCCGAAAAAAATTTGCAAGTGCTGTTCTCTCTGAACGCTCTACCCTTGCACTCGCGATTTCTTCCAGCTGTTCATAGGTATATGTTCCGGTATTATGCGCTCCGGATGCGCTCCCAGCGGATCCTTGACCGCCGTTTCCAGCCCCGGCATTTCCACCCTGCCCACCAGAGCCAGCTCCTGCGCCGTCATCAAAGAGCTGTAAATTCATTCTGTATCTCATGCTTTTTACCTCCGTTTTGCCTCGACAGGCTCCCGAGCTTTTCTTGTCTTCACGTTTTGGACATAATAAAAACACCCTCTCGGGTGCTTGTTACTGAAATTCTACACAATTATATTCCCGGTTGATATCTGTAAGTCCCAGGAACCATGAATCTATCAGAAGTTTTCCACCATCTGAAAGATTCTCCCATTCAATTACCGTCATACCGCTGCCTATATCTGCCCGGATTCTATCGCCGGTCAAATCCCTTAATGAATTGATCAAACTGCAGGTCAGAGCTGATACTGCAGTACATGCCCGGTCGATACCACTAGAATCTTTCCGGCAGGCATGACCAGACATGCTAATTTTTTTATCTTTTACTGTTACAGTTATCATGATACCTCCTAAATGAGTATAAAAATACCACCGGTCTTATCAACTGGTGGTAACTACACAACTGCTTTTAACGCTTTGTTGTATTCAATTTCCAACTCACGTTTAAATTTTTCAATCTCTTCTGGTTTCATTCCCGGTTCTCCGGATGCGCAAATATCAGGCGTTTCTTCATTCAATATTCTTGTAGCCCTTGGCTGTTCCTTATACATTTCGTCATAATGAATAATTAACATTCCTTCCAGTTCACAAGAAAAATCATAGATATCCTCTGGAGTATTTTCCAAAAAATCTTTAATATAATTCATTATTTTCTCAAACATTTTTCCATACCTCCTTCGGATTGTTTCTTCTCACAACAGATACAATATCTCCAGTTCCTTTATTTCTCACAATTAACAACTGTAATTCTTGAATAAAATAGATTTGCCTATCTTCTCCCTCTGCATAATTAGGCTCACCTCTAATTATTTTTATCAGCATTTCTTCTGACACTTCCGGCAATCCAGGCTTATTTAATCGAGGGAGCCGACTAAGTGCGTGTACGGACATTGTAATATTCTCTTTTGTGAATCTATCATATGCCTGTTTTGACGCGTTCTTGAATTCTTCGGTCCAATCTTTCTTGTCAATCTCAAGATATGTGGAAAATCTATTTTGAAGCTTTTCCCACTGTTCACTATCATTATATTTCACCCGCCCGAACTTAGCAAGTGAACCAACAGAATCTCCAAGAACTTCTTTATATCTTTTATACTGAGCTACGTCTTTCGATGCGTTCTTAACCATTTCTGGATGGAATATGGAATTATGGCTCTTATTGTTCGTAGCAATCTTTCCCATCATATCAAGATAGATACGTTCACGCTCTTCTGTGAGGCTCATCTTTCGGCAAAATCTAGAATACTCGTTGAGCTGTCCTTGATACTTCGCCTTGTGTAAAATGATTTCGTCCTGATCAGCACCACCAGCTTGCAACAACTTGACTTTCTCCCGCTGTGCTCTCATGGCTGTCTCCATTTGGCGTTGCCTTTGTTTTGCTTCATACAGGGTGTATTCTTTGCTCTGGAATGTCTTTGGAGTGCTCTCTTCCAGGTTCTTCGCATCCAGCCAATCATCAGACCAGTTGCGCTGTGAAATGCCAGGGAAGAACGGATAATAAGTATGATAACAGTTAGCTCCCAGAAGTCCCGTCACGGTACCCAGTCCACAGACTGAATACAATTGCTCCTTTGACCAGACATGCCCCTGCCATACTGCATGAGTCGGACGTGCTCCGGCGTGCCACTCAACCTCAAAATACTCGGCGCCAAGCTTCTGTGCGTTGTACTCAGATATCTTTCCAGTAATCTGACTAACTGCAGTCATGACCGCTCTTCTTGCAGCCACATCAACCCGGTTAGCTCTCCCGGAAGAATAATCAATCTGCCGAAGTCCGCTGTTGGTAAGTTGTGTCACAACTCTACGCAACACACTGTTATAATCGAATGCGCCAGTTACAATGTCATAGCATGCTGCATCAAGGTATTTTGTATATACCTGGGATAACGGAGTGAGGACTTTCTGGCCGTTCCCATAGTCCAGGTAAAATCCAAGTGAATTTGTTACATTTTCCAAATCCTCAAAACTCTGTTCTATGATCGCTTCTGTAATCTGCTTGAGCTGTCCATTCTCTTCGAATGGTATGTACTCGGCGTTAATCTGTTCATATATACCCTTATTCCGAACATATTCCCAGTTGATCACCTTGTCGTATAACTCAAACATTTCCGGATAAGAAGCGTTGAGCACCTTCTTGATTTCTTTTTCGATATCCTCTGAGGAATACCCCAGAATCCGAAGCCGGTTGATCTGCCAGTCTGCGGTGCTGGTTATCTCACCAGCTTTCACAATCCTCCGGACAATATCCTGCATGATACGCTCTTCCAAATCCTGATACCTGGAAGCAATCTTACTTGCAAGCTTATTCTTGTAATCATCTTTCATATTACTCCATCACCTGATTTTGTTCTGGGAGATTCTTAGCAGCATCTTCTTCTGATTCTCCATACCATTTAGCACGGTACTCTACCAGACTCATGACTCCCATACTGACATCTTGTCGGTCTCTGCTCCGCTCTGTCTCTTTGTCCTCAATAATTGAATCATCAAAGTCAATGGTGATTTCGCATTCAGGATTCAGTGTGTTCCCCAGTATCATTCCCAAACGGATTATAATTTGAATCAACTGCCTCAGAGCATCTTCCAAAAGTATTTCATGCTTTTTAATCATTCGATACATATCTGAGTTTTCCGAAATAATCTCTGTGGCTGTCTTAGCTCCAGTCGCCCCGAACTGATATCGGTCTGTACCAAATCCACATTTTAGCGACAGATAATTCAGATCATCATTGATTGCCTTGCTGTGCTGCTCTGCCCGGAGAGACATATCAATTTCTTTCAGAAGGCCTTCTCCATTTGCATCATCCTCTGGCAGTGCATAAAATACACTGTCGTCCGGATCAAATGCTGGTGTACCATCTGCATTAGTCAACATCTCCGGGCGTACAAAAATACGCTTTCTGCCAAGCTCAAATTCATTGCAATATGAATCATACTCAATATCCAACTTCTTGAGCGTATCAATTGCATTTGCGAAGATTGCAACGCCCATCGGATCATTTTCAGCATCTCTTAGAAATACCTGATAATCCAGTCTCACTGCTCTGGTCGCCCGTCTGATTTCCTCCGCAAGTCCTTTTGCAGATGGATCAAGGAAAATATAAAAGACCCGGTTGTCATACTGCTCATGCAATTCATTCATGAACTCAACCAAGTCTTGTGCATATTCTGACGGACTCTTCTGTTTTCCCGTCTCACGGCCGCTATGGTAATACTCTCCCAGCCCTGGAAATTTCTTTCGATACGTATCAAGTCCAAATGCTTCAAATGTCGTCGCATTCTGTTGACCATAATCACCGCCAATATAAATTCTGTCATATCTTCTGTTCGGATCAGGCTTCTGTCTGTGCCGATCTCCAAACATGTAATAGATAAGCTCATCTACACCGACTGCCTGTCCAAGCCATACCCAACGGTACATCTTCTCATCTGCCCGCTTCATAGCTTCTGCAGAATCAACCAGCGCCTGTCCAAGCCAGCTGACCGGAACATCTCTGTAATCCGTGTGGATATGAATACAATCCTCACGTTTCTCCATCTTCTTGCACCACTGATTGATTGGTGCATTTGGATTCTTCGGAGGATTATACAAATAAATCATTTGGAATCCACTACTGTTACCTCGGACAAATGTCGCTTCGATATTGCTCAGCTCATCCTCGCCTTCGCCATCGTCAAAGAACTCCGTCAGCTCATCTAACACTACAAGCTTGATTGGTTTATCCTCATCGATAATACCCTTGGTATCGTCAATGCCGTCTGAACCGGAAAAATAAATGGTGGTGTCATACTTTTTGTACGTAATCTCCATTGGAGACTTTGTAATCGCAAATTTTTTCTTGGAAATACCGAGGCGGTTGATTCCTCGAATCATTTCTTTGTACACAGTCTTCCGTAGCTTGTTATGATGCTTACGAAGAACAACTGCAGAACCATGCGGATCTGACACAACCTGATAATCTGTCCGAATAGCTGCATAACTGGATTTCGTGCCGGCTCGTCCGGAAGTCAGGATGATGTGCTTAACTTTCCTGTTGTTGAATATCGCCAGATACTTCGGTATCACAATGTCCGATATCTTCACCTGTTGGCGCGTCGTTGACAATCACCACACCGTCCTCTCCATCATCATTTCCGCCAGATTTTAACCTGTCTGTATTAGCCTTAATCTGCTCGATTCTAGCTCTCTGTTCTTCCGTAGCAAGGTCCCAGTTCTTATGCAGCAGATCCTCATACCTGTTGATCATACCCTCAAGAGTCTTCTGAGCTCTAGCTTGAGCTGCTAAGAAGTTCGCCTGTTTATCCCAGGCTTGCTGCACTTCCCATTTTTCAGAAGAAGTATCTCCAGAGCTTTCTGCAATCTTTGTTGTCGTCATATCTTCCTGATCACGGACATACATGATCTTCTGTGCCCGGATAATAGCAGCATAAGCAATCTGTATCTGATCCCACAGGACATCTAACGGGTCCTCCGGCATCTCCTGAATAATGGACAACGTCTCTTCCGGGAGGTGCTTGGAGAAGAACCCGAACTTCTCTGCATGTTTATTTCCCGGTGGACCTGTTGCATTCTTGTTCCCTGGCTGTCCTCCCCGTTTTCTTTTTACAGGTACAGCAGAGGGTGCACCCTCAGCCTTAGAAGGTGCACCCCGTTCTTTCTTGAGCTTTGACCAGCCGTAACGCTTAATCCAGCTCTTTATTGTATTCAAACTGGTGTCGTACTTCTCAGACAATTTCTTCGGAGAGACACCGGATAAGTAATCATTTTTTATCTGCTCCTTTACATCTGACACGTCACCACCTCTCTCTTTCCTGTTTTATTGCATCAGAAAAGCACCCCGGAGGGTGCCTTGTAATATTTCTCATTATATGTCTGCATTTTTTGTTTCTTCTTCCATATCTATATCAAAATCTTCCTCAACCATAAACGCATAATATTTATCTTTAACTAATTCATTTATTAATAATTCCTTAGTTTTTGGATTTTTTACGATGTCCTGAATGTCTTCCTTGTCTTTAGTAAATCCCAATGATACAGCTTCTATTTCAGCATCCTTTGATTTAAAGTATTCAAAGAATTTATGCACCTTTTTCTTATCTGAAAGTGGTCCCCAAATATCTTCTGACATAGATTCATCTAATGCGTCCACAAGTTTACCAACAAGATTCTTTCTTTTAGCATATGAATCTTCAAACTGGCGTACTCGAGATTAATTCCTCTCGATATTTTTTGGCATACACTAACAACATTCTGCATCTCAATTACATTTTCATATTCTTTTGAATTATCTGCAGATAGTATCTTTTTGCCTACAGAATCCAACATGAGATTCATTTTTTGAACCAATATATTCATATCCTCTACAGAATTTTTAATTTTCTCATCTGCCTTCTTTTCTTTTAATATCTGTAAATATTTTTTAAACATATCTGCCCATTGAATTGACAAATAATCTTTAATATCCTGTGTTTTAGAAAACGCAAGAATTGGAATCCCCACAATTCCTCGTAACTCTGATATAAATTTAAAAACTTTTCTATTATCCACAGAATTAAATTCAAATTCAAACGCAGGATCATTGAATCTTTCTTTATTCAATTTATATAATTCATACTCGGTATCTACAGCCTGCTCAATAAAAGCGTATACTGGTACTCCATTTTCTACAGCCGTCCTAAATTCTTTGTGCGTAACGGATATGTAGTCTCCATCTTCATCCGTTTCATCCGATGCTGCACTTCCATATCTTCCCCCAATTATTAGAATTGCCATATCACAATCTTTCATTGCAGTATAACATGATTTATCTAAATTTTGTCCAGGTACATACCCTATATCACCCGCTTCTGATTCTATCGGTTCGTAATTATATTGTCGAATAAAATGATATAAGTCTTCTCTAATTGGTTTTAAATCATAAAAAGTCGAACTTACAAAAATACGTGGTTTCATGCTATTTCTCCTTAGTATTTTTCTTTTATAATACATCACTTATCACCTCTATTTCAACATTTTATGTTCTTTACTATTTAATTATTCCTAAAATGCAACGAAAAAGACACCCGCTCTATCAGGTGCCTTAATCGCGTCTTCTTGAGGAGAAATCAAAAATGAAAAACGTAGTAATTCTGTCTTTCCGTTCGTCTTTCGACGATATCATAATACCACATGTACTACTGACATTCACTGACATCTTTTTCTGGAAGCTGGAAATGAGCCAATGCTTTTCCGTGGATCCTGTGAATCTGCCTCTCAGAATAACTCATGGTTTCTGCAATCTCATACCACTCCATACCCTTGATATACCGGTAGAACAATACATCATCCTCATTCCTTGATCTAAGCTTCTTGATTCTCCTTGCAATGTCCTGATACGTCATAATCCTCAGTTCACGTTCTCTCTTGAGTTCATCAATCAATCCCTGGATACGTGCCACCTCTCCGGACAGATCTCCCTGCCCTCCGGATCCATGAGGCATGCCGTCATAATTAATCGCCTTCGTGGACATCATCATTTCACGCAGCTCCTTGATTTCTTCCGAGATCCGGTTGACTCTTCTCACATGATCCTTATAGCTCCGGAGGTATTCCTTCTTCTGTTCGTTCTCTGTTTTCACTTCCTGCTCCACGTCCTATCTCCTCCCCTGTATTAATATTCTTGTGCCTCAGATATCCCAGCACTCCATAATACGCTGGCCGTTTCATAAATCTCTTCGCGTGCTCACAAGGTTCACGCTCTGCCATCTGGTCACGGTCTGATATGGCATCGAGGCGCTGGCATTTGCTATCACTCATCGTTCTCAACTCCTTCGTCGTTTTGTAATTCCGCCTTATATATTTTTCAATTCCTGTTCTTTTTCATCTACCCATTGTTCAATTACTTCCACAATTCGCTTTTGTAAATCTTTGGGAATCTCAATTTCTTTATCTCTCGCAAAATAAATATCTTTATACAAAAAGAACTGTTTCGCTTTTGTAATGATTCTAAATCTATATTTACTTACGCTTTTGTCCTTATACCTGTCACCACACCAGTTCAAGAACCACTTCACTGGTCGCAATTCTTCCTGGATTTTATCGTATTTTTTATATTGCTCTTTCGTCATCTACTCTTCCTCCTTCACATAATCTGAACAATTCTCTACAAACTCATAGGCGTCCAGATCATCGCATTGTATCTGGCACTCCTCCTGATCGGGGCACTCTAAGCAACATTTATCCTGCCCAAACGGGCAGATATTTCTACATCCCATAATTCACCTCCTGTGCAATTCTCAATTGTTTTCGCGTATCATTATCCTACCGCATAACTATGCCTGGCTTCTGCATAATCCCAGTCATATTTCATTTTTATCCGGTACATATTCTTGAATTTTGGTATATACTCAATCTTTTTGGGATTGCTATACTTAAATTCCTGCCGTTCTATAAATTTCTTAATTTCTTTCTTCGCATGCTCTTTTAACATCAAATGCTCGAAAGTCGTAAATCCTTTTACATAAACCATCCCGTTATCCAGGACACTATAAAATGCCATCATCTTTTTCCCAGTTGTTATTGTTTTATAACTATACGCAACCGTTTCTATCGGATTGATTTCTGATGCCCGTATCACCTCATGGTTCTGCAAATATATTTCTGCAATTTTCTCTGCTTTCTCTTTTTCAAAGAATACTCTATTGCCAATATTAGAATCCAGCACCACACCATACGCTCCATGAACCCTTGTACGATTTCCGTATGTTTTCAGATGTTCTATGTACCAATGTTCATCGGTTACTACATGTCTTTCAACATCACCTTTGATTGCTTCGAATACAACCTCTCCTGAATGCAGTAGACGTTTTACTTCCTGATTGTTGCTTACAAGAAAATCTTCTATGGACATCTGCCCATCACATTCATAATTGTTAATGTTCATTTCTCTAAAGGAGCCGATATATCTTTGCCCGGCCGGAGTTCCGTCTCCTTTCTGTAATTTACATATTGTTTCTAAGAATTACGTCTATATATCCAGTTTGCAGTTCATATGCCGGCATTACATCTTTTACCCATATAATCGCACCCTTTGGATGTTCGTACTTCCATTCTTCTTCCGTCAGTTTCACATTTCTCAGTACCCACGCATGAGGTCTTTTATACCTTTTCTTCAACTCTGAATAAGATATGTCAACACAGTGTTTTTCTCTTTCCTCAGACCAATCAGAACAGGATATTGGATATGTAGAGTCTATAATGCATGTGCCTTTTACAAGGTTTGTCCCACTTTCCAGTAAATAGATCGTCTGTCCTATTTTCTTGGTATTACTACCTCTTATTTCAATAGTTTTCTTCCCACTAAGGATAAGATTTAACCATCTCTTTTTTACAATTAGTCCATCCATCACTTCACCTCATTCGCAAGCTGGAATCCCATTCTTGCTGCATTTCTAAGGTTATCCTTAATTAATGCTTTGTTTGGCGCTCTGTGCATAGATAACCATCTCATATCGGTTTCCCAGTTTTTAGAATCGTATTCGTCCAAAAACATGGCTTCTCCTTTTGCTACCTGTAAACACTGAATCATGTAATCTATCTTTTCTACTGTGTTCATGACTACTCCTTTACTACGCATCTGCTTTCCATCACTGCAAAGAATTCACCGTCATGGTCTTTGCACCAGTCTTTTAAGACTCTTTTTATCTCTGCATTAATTTCAGAAAACACAACGTCAGTTCTCTCTTTATGCACACATCTCTTGATGTCTCCAGTATCTTCAATAATTCTGATAACATCGACAAACTCTACCTCAACTTCTTTCTTCTCATGGTCTTTCTTCCACTGTTTGATGATTTCAAGTACTTTGTCGGGATTCTTTGAACGAAATTCGGCGCATTCGCAATGCGAGTCATATCTAAGCTTGTCAATCGCACAGTCTTTACACATGATGCTTTTACACATTTCAGCTTGAATTTTAATAGTTTGTTTAGGCGCCCACTTGGTCATTGGTTCGAATCCAATCTCTGTTTCAAATTAGCGGGAATGTTACTATTAATTTTGATTTACGCTGCTTATTTATATTTGAGTAGCGAGAAAGGTGTGGTGCATATGCTAATTAGTTCATTACTCTATATCATTACTTGTCTTGGAACTAACAGTGTAGCTCAGACGGCAGAGCAAGTGGCTTCCTAAGCAAATTATTCATTCTACATTTCTTTGCTACGCACTCCATGAATTAAAAATCAAATACCACTTCCGATGCTGGTATAAAATCAACACCGCATTCTTCTTTTCTGTCCAGTTCTATCCTTCGAACTGCCTTATTGATCGCCCAGGCATTGTCCTTGCAGTACACATACCCATCCGGCGCATATAAACTTTTTACCTTTCCACTGATCCTATCTAATATCGTCTGATATGACATATGATTCTTCCTACCTGCTTCCCTGACTGATCTGTAAAAATCAACAATTTCTCCCTCTGGACTGATCTTCACAACCGACATCTCACACCCATTGCTCCTTCCGGTCAATCTGCCAAGTTCACTCCTGGTAGTGATACCAATATTGTTTAGTGCATCGTCTGTGATGATACCATTCTTGTGATATGCTACCTTTCCCGGTGGCAACGCCCCGATGAATGTGATCTGCATCAGCTTCATGACTACCTGTTCCTTGCCATTCAGTTTTGCAATCCTGCGCCCATTGGAGCTCTTGATGTATGGATGTAAGTCCTTGTATCCACGTTTCAACGCTCTGCGGATATTGCCAAAATAGTTGATCTGATACTTTCCGCCAAATCCTGGAATGTCATACCATTCAGTGAGGCTGATCTGCCTAATTCTCATGAGCTGCACCTCCCAGCATTGCAAGTTCCAGCGCGTCCATGTTGTAATCACGGCCAGTAAAATTATTAAATTTTGTTCCTTGCGCGGGTTTCGCGGTCAATTCCAGCTGATTCCCTCTCGCCCAGTTTCTCACTGCGGCACGCCAGTCTTTCATTTTGTTTTTTCCGACCATCCAGTCCTTAGACCGATAAAAGTCAACAAATCGCTCACAATCAATGCGATATTCCTTTTCCCTGCAGTAATTTTCAACTTCTGCTACTGTGGGTGGTTTAAAGCGGGACGCTTTTTCTTTAGACACGTTAGTGTCTTTCTTTTTAATATCATTATCATTTACATTTACATATACATTAGGTTGTGGGTTGGTTACATCTTGGTTATTATTTGGTTTTTTCTTGGTTACATCTTGGTTATTGCTTGGTTCCTGTTTGGTTATTGGTCTACCACCTTTTTTCCCGTTCTCGTAACGCTTATTATTTGCATCAATCTGAGGTTTCACCAGGCAAAATACTGTATACTCGATCCCTCCTGCAGTAGGTTCAGTACCGTCTAATGCGTAACCTATGATGGCTTGCATAACCTTCTTATACTCTTCGGGCGGAAGTCCTGCGATAGCATCTGCAAATGATCGGTAAAATACAAAGCTGTCTCTCATTACTTTTCACCTCTTCTAATTATCATGCAATGCCTTTCCATACATTTTCATCCAATCATCTAGCGGCATTGTAACAAGCCACTCTTTTCTATTTCTTCGATGCATAACAACTGGATTTTCGTCATCTCTAGCATCATTCTTCGATTGCTCGATAGCATCATAGATATTAAGCCTTTCCACCCTCTTACATTCGATGTGGACTCCCGGAAGGCCTACAACATCAGCATCTCCGTTTGATCCGCAATATTGTTGCCCCCTCCGGCTGTCATACCCATACTCTCTTAATATTGTGGCAAGCTCGCGCTCACCATTCTTTCCCTTATTGTTAGAATTCATTTTGATACCTCTGAGCATCTGCTCCAACTATCGTAAGTCTGCTTCATGCATAATCGTTTAAGTTGTATTGCTCTCGCCCTATGTAAGTCTTTGGCTATATATTCGTGAAACGCTGCTTCATCTACCGGATCACTCGGTATCGGTCGAAATACACCTTTCCCGACATTGATAATGCAATCACCGTTACAATTCGCTTTTTCTACCATATTACGAAATATTCTATCGACACTCGGATCCGCTGGACGCTGTATTGCATTTCTGTGTCCGTCGCATATCCGATGAAAATAATCTTCTGCTTTTTCTCTCGATGTCATATTTTCTCCTTTCTGCCGGAGTGCGGCATCTCCGGCATCGTGACACAATATTTGCAAAACCGAACATTTTACCTTCAGTTACATTTGCCGCATGAATCTATGTGAATGAGTTACAATCTGTTCTTTCCAAAAATCCGAATGAACTCTTCTCTGGTCCCGTAATGCTCCTCAAAATATTGCTGAGCCATCTGCTTAAGCTTAAGATCCAATCCTTGATTGGGATTCCCGTGAACACTGTCTGCTTCGTTCTCGTGTAAATAGCATGCTATAGGAATTACGAAACCATATTCTTCGGATTTCGATCTGTATGGTCCATAGAAAATGTGGTGTCTATGGCAATATGGCGTTCCGGTAAAGTAACAATGCTCCATGTCATTTGTGAACACACTCCATAATCGTTTAGACATCTACACCATACCTCTCTTTCAAGAGTCTCTTTTCTTCCGGTGTTGCTATTTCTCTGTCCGGAATGCCTGCTTCCTTACACATGGTAATCATTCCGTCTATTAACCTTGCCATTTCCTCTGTGTTATACGTATGACTACCACGAAATAATCTGTACGTTCGATACATCACATTGTCATTGCCCTCCCGCACTTGCGATGTCGGCTGTAAATGATAATTCACGGCATATCTAACCTGATTTTCTGCATCTTCCGTATCAGGAATCGTTGTAAACACTGACTTTCCATCAATAATCCAAGGTTGTCCGTATCTGATTAGCGCTATGTTATGCACCTCTGGATTTGCCATATCAAGGACCTTTCCTAACTTCGATACGAGCACCCAGTAATATGCATTCGCATCCAAGCTTCTCTTCTTTCGGTATTTCTTTATCTGGATAGCCAATTTCTCACAGCCTTTTAAGTCCTGGAATGCTTCTCTAGCGTCTTCATTCAGCTCAAGTGTTGCTGTCTGTTTTCCAGTAGAATAATTCATAGACAGCCCTTGAAATATCCCTGTAAAGTTCATTAGTCATCACCATATCTTTTCTTCAATGCAACAAGCATGGTAGCTGCCTCTTTTCCTGTTAATGTGTCCCAGCTCTTACCATTGCTTGCTACCCACATGTCTCCATCAACTCCATGCTGAGCACACAAATTTTGAATCACTTTGATTTCTGTAGGCTTCGCCGGTACTTCCAGCTGTGTCGGAATATTCGGTCCTTCCTCTTCTCCTAACCAAAGATTAAATCCCAGTCCCGTGTGAATTGCGATGCATTTTACAAATGATCTACACATGCTATTCCATACTCGAAGCTGATTCATCGAGTTATCTTTTACCGGGTTTGTCCCATTTAATACCGGAGATCTCATAATCCAGGTATTCTCGTCTACTACCACCTTTATTTCAGTCTCATAGCATCGATTTTTCACACCGTTCTTATCTACAAATTCCGCCTGAGACATTCTTAAACTCGACCCTGTAACCGGATCTGGAATCGGTTCAAAATATACTTTTTCTGCCCCATTTTCATGCAGCAGCTTAATACATACCGCCCAATTCAGATATTCAATACCGTCGCGCTCTTTACAGTATTTTGAAACATCTATCTTTGAGAGTTCTTCATAACTCTTTAACATCTATACCGCCTCCTTCAACACAAGTTGTCCATCCGGCTGTCTAATCAGAAGCGATTTTATCAACTCTTCTCTCTTTTTCTTCTTGTCCTGGCAATCACATTTTTCTTCTGGATCCAAATTACAACCACAGAACGGACATTCCTTGTAATACATTAATACTCACCTATCTCTTTCACATAAGTCTCACACCCGCGTTCTTCGCGAATCTGCATTGCGAGATCGTTTACTCTATTTTTTTCTGCGCATGTAACAAAACGATATGTTCCATATTTGTATTCTTCCACTCCGAACACCATCCATATTTCTGCCATTACACAACCCTCCTGTAATTAGCATTGAGACAATCCTCGCATAAACGTTCTCCATCTATCGTATAGATATAATCTCCTTCATACACCTCACACCCACAGCAATCACAATATGTTGCAGGTTCCTGTTCCGGAGGCGATGTTTTCCATTCGTCATATCCTGGTATATGTTCCATTTGACTAATTTCCTTTCTTTACTTATAATGTAATTGACTTATTTCTTGAGCGCTTAAAGCTTGCCGGCTTTTATGAGCGCTCTTTTTTATACAATCTGCTCGATCACGTCTCTGATCAGAGCTGTTCCGGAATCACATGCCACATTGGCAATCTTCTGATTCCCGCTTGCGAACTTCGCATATACCAACTCCCGGTCTTCCCGGTATTCCAGGTTTACCAGATCAGATAGATTACGAGTCGCCTGAAGAGCAGGTAGCAGCAAGTCCAGAATCTTCTGCTTATCTTCCATATCCTCGCCACCTTCCTATACATATCCGTAAGCCCGTCTCCATTCCTGGTACTCGTCCTCCAGGTCAGCATCCTCAATAACCTCATGGAGCATCTTGAACTTCTCATACTCGATTTGATGTCCAATCTGGTCAAATGGAATGGCTTCACACACCTTGCACTGCTCCGCACTATGCCGGAATAAGATTTCTTTTATTGCTGTATCAGCCATGTGATCACCTCCTGCATTTTCAGAATCTTGATGGAGATCATCACGAACATCATCATTGTTGCAATGTCTCCCAAAATTACCAACACGAATAACGTGTCCACAATCCTCTTCATTGTCCACTTTCTTTTCTTCATACCTGATACCCTATGAATAGCCAGTGAAGAAACATAGCCATCGGCAGTCCGTTCATCATCAGTCCTACCACTATCCAGTCTCTAACTCTCATGGGCTTGTCCTCCTTTCTACCGCCTAAGCGGTTTTCTCTCGCTTATATCCAAGATGCTCCAGCGCCCGCCGGTTCCATTCGTCTACCAGCCTTTGTCGTTCTTCCTTGGAAAGAGAAGAGATTTCTTTTTCTTCTCCATTAATAACTACAATGTTAAAATGTTTCAATTCCACCACCTCTTCTATAAGTTATGTGGTACGGTTTGTACTTGTTGCATCTAATCCGTTCTCTTCTCCAATGTGAATTGCACAATCCTTTACTCCAACTACTGTTGTTACTGGCACGCATCCTACATACTGGTTAGTCTGTTCCGCAATATTTCTCATACATTTTCCGCATACCGGACAGTAATTTGCTTGTGCGGGTAATTCCGCAAAACATACTGGACATAAACGCTTCATTTCGTCCACCTCTCTTCTATTGCATCTAAGTTCTTAAAACCTTCTTCCGCATTCTTAATACCTTATTAATCGAATCAAAGAACGTCATTCCCATACTTCTTGGCATTGGTAAGAACTCCTTTTTCTGCGAGTCGTTAAATTGCAAATATATAAGAAGCAGATCCTTGTAGTGTTCATAGCTCTTATGCTTTTTGTTCAGGACTATCGCATCTCGTTCTGGTATGTAAGAGAAAAGGAACTTCTTTGTTTTGCCCCCCTCACAGGCGTATACTGATGGTGCCCCTCGTTGAATAAGTTGAAGCTTTAAATCTTTCATATCATCACACCGCCGCTTCTTCATCTGTAATAGCCGTCAAATCTTCTTTGACGGCATAAGGTTCACTAATCATAACCCTTCCATCTTGTACACTGATATCGATTGCCACATGATGATCATTAGTAAATACAAGAGTAATTATTTCCTTCTCTTCTTCATCTAATGTTTCCGAAATGTCGGAAAGGGCAAATCCTAATAATGGAATAAAAGCATTTTTATCTCCACAATAATCAAAACATTTAATTTTTTGCATTTCTTGTCCTCCTATGCACTCTGTTCTAAGTATGCTAAATCCTTTACTGTCTCCAGCCTCTTCTTGCAATCCTGGTAGATTTCTTTGTAATGCTTTCCGGCAACAATCCCAGAATCAATCACACATAAAATGATATGCTCCATAAGAGATAGGTTATTAAGTTGCATTACTGTAGCTTCATCTCTCTTGGAGACTCCCGCCATTTTGTTTGCAAGTTTTGAATAGGTCATATACAACTTATCCGCATGTTGACTACCTTGCGCTTTCGCGTACTCAACAAGATTCTTGATAGTGTCTGTCTCCGCCTTACGGGTCAGCTTGCCAGCTTTTCTGGTTTCAATCCAAATCTTAGTCTGTTTCTCTCTGATGAATTTCTCCATTTGATTAAAAGCTTTTATGTACTGCCACTTCCATTCATTAGCTTTCTTTCCAGTGAATCCCATAACAAGGAATGTAAATCCATCTCTGTTCATTACATACATTTTGTTTGATTTGCCAGTACTGTCTTTGTACGTTCCTCTCTTAAAGCACTGAACGCAATTTTGCGTTGAGTCATTTTCAACAAGGTTATCAATAGCTCGCATAACATCTGCATGTCTCTTCTCAAACTTCTCAGCCACCAGCAAACTGCTACATACAGCTTCATCATTTTTCAGATATACAAGTTCGTTCATGTATCCTCCTAAAAGTGTCATTTAGTTCAACTTTTCGTTTAAAAAAATTTTATCTCTATCCTCCTTTGTTAAATTCAGCGTCTTTGTTAAGGCTACAATTTCCGAAGCCGTAAACTCACTTCCTTTCAGACGGTTGTAAAAGGTTTCCCGGAGAATGCCACTCTTTTTTGATATAGCCGTTACAGTCATTCCGCTATCTGCAATTTTTTGTTTTAAAAGTTCAATATCTGCCAAACCAATCACCTCCCATAAGTTGAACTTTATTCAACACCACTAATATACCATTCGGTTGAATTTGTGTCAACCATTTTAACAAAAATGTTGAACTATTTTCAATCTTATGCTATATTGAACTCAAGGAGGACTACAACATGCTTCAATTATATAAAAACATAAAAAAAAGACGAACTGAATTACATTTAACCCAAGCAGAATTAGCTACTAAAATGGGGTACGCTGACAAAAGTATGATTGCAAAAATCGAAAAAGGTCTCGTTGATTTACCTCAATCTAAAATCATCGCTTTCGCAGAAGCCTTACATGTATCACCCGGAGACTTAATGGGCTGGGAGTTAAGTGACAGTGATATCGCCAATGCTTTTGTTAGCGATGATTTAGGAGATATAATTGATAATATACAAGATTTCTCTCCTTATGAAAAAGCTCATTTTAAGAGCTATTTACACTTACTTGAGATAAATAGGAAAAAGGTAGATGATTACACAAATCAGTTATTATCACTTCAACAAATGGAGACTGATGTTCAACTGAACGCAGCTCAAGCACGTACAGATATAGATGTTCCTGAAGGAACTGATACATCAGATGATGATATTATGAATGACAAAGATTTCTAAGTCCTTTTTATCGGACAGGTGTTTTGCTACATTTATCATGGAGGTGTTTACGATGAATGCTTATGAAGCACTTTTAGATGAAGCCTGCGATATCGGACTTATAGTAAAGGAAAAACCATTACAATATAACAATGGACGTATCAAAGGCAACCGGATAGCAATCCGGCAGGATATTAATACTACAACAGAAAAAGCCTGTGTTCTGGCAGAAGAACTTGGACACCATCACACATCAGTCGGAAATATTCTTGATATGGATATTTCTGCGAACCGCAAACAGGAACGCCAGGCACGCTTACACGGATACAATCACTTGATTGGTCTTACTGGTCTGATCAATGCCTATGAGCATGGCTGCACGAACAGATATGAGACTGCCGAATATCTGGAAGTAACTGAGGAATTCTTAGAAGAATGTATCTCATGTTATCGTGAGAAGTATGGAGTATACAAGATTGTAGATAATTATATTATCTATTTCATTCCGAACTTGGCAGTGTTTAAACGGATATAATTGTACAATATTTGAGGAAATTATATGACATCATATATATTAAACAAATATAAAAAGACTATTTATTGCACCAACTGTGGGCATAAAATCGATACTACCTATACCTTTTGCAACAAATGTGGACACATAGTATCTGAAACACCGCTTAAGAAAGATGTATTGAATCAGTTCATGATTGAATGTAATGCTCAATTGGCTCATGATGAAGAAATGAGTCAGTATGAAGAGCATAATAAGGATTGATATAACCGCTTCGGCGTTTATATATAAAACTTACTTAGATTTGCTTATTCTCAAATTACAAATGAAGAAAGAAAGGAATAATTATGAAGAAAAGAATTGTAGCATTATTGATTGCTGGAACAATGGCATTGTCATTGTCTGCATGTGGAGGTGGAAGCTCATCTGATAAATCTGATTCCAAACAAAACGAAACTACACAGGAAACAAAAAAAGAAGAGGAAAAAGCACCTGTTGATTTAGCTGGGACATGGAAATCAGAAGATAATGACGGTTCCTGGATGGAGGCTGTTATTGCCGACGATACAATTACTGTCAATTGGGTATCCGATAACGGTGACACAACTTCTATCTACTGGGTAGGAACCTATACAGCTCCAACAGAGTACTCAGCTGACTACACTTGGACATCTGATAGAAATAAAGAGCAGACTGATAATGCTATGCTTGCATCAACTGATGATACAAAAGACTTCTCATACTCTGATGCAGATAAAGAACTTTCCTATCAAGTCTCTATGGCCGGTACAACTACGAAAGTAAAATTGACAAAAGCTGAATAAAAAAAAGAAATCGCCACCCCGTTGGCTCAGGGTGGCTCGCATATCCGAAGATATACTATATCTGATTGTTCAAGTCATATTGTATCATCTTCGGAGCAGTCTTGCAAGCGGAACTGTTGTTCTGTGCTTGGCTGTTATTTTTATACCCATTTTGTGCGACGTCGCACATATATACTAAGGAAGGTGATATGATGAGTGAATTAAGATATGCCTATGGCTATATCCGTGTATCCACGCACGATCAGGAAGAAATCTCTCCGGATTCGCAGGAGAATCTTCTCCGGGAGTATGCTGCCAGGAACAATATTGTAATCCTTAAGATTTTCTCTGACCTTGGAATCTCCGGCCGGAAAGCTGAAAAGCGTCCAGGCTTCCAGGAGATGGTCGGACTTGCAAAGGGTTCTGATCACCCGGTAGATCTGATCCTGGTATGGAAGTTCTCACGATTTGCCCGGAACCAGGAAGAATCCATTGTCTACAAGTCTCTTCTCAAGAAGCAACACAATGTAGAAGTCGTGAGCATCTCCGAACCTCTTTCGGATAATCCTTTCGGTTCTCTGATTGAGCGTATCATTGAGTGGATGGACGAATACTACTCTATCCGTCTTTCCGGTGAGGTATTCCGGGGCATGAAAGAAAATGCAACCCGTGGAGCATACCAGGCACGTCCGCCACTCGGATACAAGGTCGTGGAGCATGGCAAGCCTCCGATGATTGTTCCTGAAGAAGCTGAAATTATACGCATGATATTTAACTGGTATGCGAATGAAGGCATCGGATTTTTTGATATTGCAAGACGCTTGAACAATCTTGGGCTTAAGACCTCACAGGGCAAACCATTTGAGCGGAGATCTATTGAGTACATCATTCAGAATCCTTCCTACTGCGGTATGATTCGGTGGAACCGAACAGAAAACAGTACGAACAGAATCAAGGATAAAGATGAATGGATCGTCACAGAAGGACAACAGCCGGCAATTATTACAAAGGAATTATTTGATGCAGCACAGAAACGATTCGAAACAACCTACAGACCTTCCGGGAAACGCCCCTCTTCTACATATAAACACTGGCTCTCCGGATTACTGAAATGTCCTGCATGTGGACGTACATTGACTGCTGCCACCATGAAACGTGCGAACGGTGAGAAATACTCCTACTTCTCTTGCTATGGATATCATAAAGGAAAATGTGAGAAACCGCATGGAATCAGTTCCCTTGTCCTGGAGAAAGAGGTCCTTGCCTGCGTCAAGGAATCTCTAAGCTCCGGCAACATTTCTTACACCTTAAAAGAACGTCAGCCGATAGAAGTCTCCAATGAGAAAAATATATTAACCAGTCGTCTGGAAAGTCTTTCCGGAAAAGAAGAACGAATCAAAGCTTCTTACCGTGAGGGAATTGATACTCTTGAGGAATATAAAGCGAATAAAGCACTACTTCAGAAAGAACGCATACACTTGGAAGAACAATTAAAAGAACTGGAAGACAATGCTCCAAAAGATGCACCGGATCCTGCTGCCAACATGCTGTTAAGGGTGCAGGGTGTCTATGATATCCTCGTCTCCGATTCTTTTACTGCAGCCCAAAAGAACGAAGCATTAAAACAGATTGTGGACAAAATTATCTGCGACCGAGAACAAGATTCTCTGAAAATCTATTATTTCTTATATCAGTAA